ATATTTACCCAAACAGTCCCATCATCTTTTAAAACATTCTTAATTTTACTAAATAATTGTGTTAATTTAAAGACAAATTTCTCTGGTGATGATTCTTGTCCTAACTGACCATCATTGTTATAATCTCTTAATCCCCAATAGGGAGGTGATGTAACTACTGTTTGAATACTTTTGGAAGATATTTCCTCTACTTTATTAAGACAATCCCCTTCCAATATCATCCATTCTCTCCTTATCTTCTAGTTCTTGTATTCTGCTTTCTATGTTTCTAATCAGCCTTGTTGTGACTATAGTACCATATTCTGTTTCTTTTCCTATCATTCCTTTGTATCGTCTAACATCCTCTCGGTACCAGTCGATGATTCTTTGTCTGTCTGTAATTTGCTTGTGGCCTGATTCTCTTGACACTCACTGCTCCTTTCTGATTCTTTGTCAATTCGTGATTTTATTGTCTGTTCAAATTCATCTAAGTTTACTTCATTAACTTTAAATAAAGTTGATGATGAATCCTTAACAGGTAATACTTGCATTGGCTCACTTTTAAAGTAGATACCCCATCTATTTTCTTTTAACACATCCAATACAAATCTCGCTATTTTATCTTTCATTGATTCCCAACTCCTTTGTTGTTTTCTTTTGTCTTCCAATCCACTCTCGTGAATTATTGCCTTATATTCATTTAGAAACTTTTTGTTGTCCGTTGTCACGCTTACTACTGCTAGCTCTGTCCTTATTAAGCTTTTCAAGTCTCTGTTCAACATATTTCTTTACGTCTCCTTTTTCGTCTTTTAGTTCAAAATAACAATCAACTAGAAATTCAAGATTTGCTATTCTTTGAAGAAGATACCGACTTTCGTTTATTAGATTTTCCACTACTTTTACCATTTCCTTCATCGTTGGTTTCTTTCTTGCCATCTGTTTTCTCCTTTGTTTCTTCAACTATATCAATATGTTTTGTTTCTGACATAGTATGAGTCATACCTCTTACTATATTCTCAAGTTTTTCAACTTTACTTTTTAACATATCAATGTCTTTCTCCATCTGTATTGCTCTACCCATCTGCTTTCTCCTTTATCTTTGATATAAAACTTGGTTTTCTAAAATTACACGATATTACTACTCTGTTTTTTTTTGATAGATTTGGTGGCACAGAATGTTCAAACCATCCTGGAAAAAAAATCGCATCTCCTTCTTGTATCTCAACTACAGATGTACACTTGGCATAATCAGCATCTTGTTTTCTTGCTTGAATTGGGTCATGAAAGTAAATGTAATTATTACCTTTAGGTAAACTAATATAATATGAACAGGCCATCCAAGCTCTTGGGTGTGAGTGTATTGTATTAGCATGACCTTTACCATTTACCATAAACCACATACTTTCTAAAGTTCCTTTAATACATTTATAGTTTTCAGTATTTTTAATACACTCCCTTCCAAAATACATAGACACTATAGCTGCATATGAATTTATAAGTTTTAATGTTATTGTTTTAAATTTATCTAAATGCTGTATATTTTGCTCACTATGATACCCCCCATAATTAGATTTTTTGAGACCTCTTTTATTCTTAATTCTATAATTCTTAATCGATTTCATTAAGCTTTCATTGTTTTTAGTATGAGCTTTGTTTGCTAAAACAAAAAAAGTTGTAGGAAAAAGATTAACAGGCTTAGGTATTGTTAAATCTTTAAGTTCTTTAAGTAGTTTTTTATTCATTAATTATTTCCACCATTTTTCAAATTCTTTTAACTCCTGGTACTAATTCACTACCTTTAAATCTTTTTTTTCTATCTTTTAAACCCACAATTCTTCCTTTCACAAAGGGCATATGAGTCCGACAGCCCACAATAAAGCTCTCATATACCCATTGTTTTGTTTAGTATCTATTATTCGTTAATAAGCTCTTCTTCTTCTACAGGTTCTGAAGATGGAGCTTCCTCGCATGAAAATGCAAACAAGGATAATAGTATTATAATCCATACGTTCTTCATTTACTCTCCTTTTTTTAAGTGTCTATAAATAGTAGCTCTCGACACTCCAAACATACTTACAAGTTTACTAGGTCTAACTCCAACTTTATGCAGTATATTTATAAGCATACTTTTCATAGGTCTTATCTTTGTCCTAGAATGGTATCTCATTACTTCCTCCACTTGATATGTCTCTTTTCTTACCATCTTCCCATTTCTTACAGAACTTACAATCAAAGTACTGCTTTGTTTCTCCTTCTTTGTTTTTAAAAGGTCTCCCTTTATCCACAAATGCAATCACAGGTTGCCCTAGAAAATCCTCAGTAGATAGAGTTGGTAGTAATTGTACCTCTACATCTTGACCATCTATTGATTTGGTTTCTTTAGGACACTCTTTACCAACGTTTTCACAGAATCTTAAGTATGCCGTATTACCTTCAGAATTTGATTCAAACTTATCGCCTTCTTTTGGTTCTAAAAATCTCCAAAGATTTCCTCTGAATTTTTTGCCTACCCAAGAATCCCCTACTTTAACAGGTTTTTGTGATTCTTCATCTACTGCCATCTTATCAGCGTTTTCTATAGAAGACTCTACAACATAGTTATACAGCCTTGCTTTATACTTACCACCTTTTACATCCAACACCTTAGTAGTAACTTCAACTATATGCCCAAAGTACTCGCCTTTTACTAAAGGTACATATTTTATTTTACTTTTCTTAGCGTTAGGATTATAAAAGCTCTGCTCTTTTGTTATGTCGTCAAACATATCATTTACTTCTGCCATCTTATTCTCCTTTCACTGCTTGTTTTTCATGTGACATTTCATCTATCTTATTCATGCAGTTTTCGTAGTTATTAGTATTAATCTCCATCTTTGAAACTTTAGCCTTTAGGTCATCAATAAATTTCTTACCTAAAGGTTTAGCAAAATCATAGAGATTTTCTTCTTCCTTTGGTGTTAACGCATCAGGCTCAGGTAAATCTTCTCCTGCAAATATATATAAACCTAAACCATGTAATGCTATACATTTTGCTAAAGCTCTCTGTAAGCTAGTATTTATATGAAAAGAATTTGGATTTTCTATTGGTTGGTTTCTATTATCTAGTACAGGATGTACTTGTGATAAGGAAACATTATCAACATCTACCCAAACCTCTACAAAATACCCACAACTTGTTTTAAAGAATGGTGAACCATCCTCAGCTTTAGTTACTCCCCATCTTGCAGTTGGACAAACCTTCTTAAGTTCTTGAACTGCATACGCCCAAGACAAATATGTAAACTTACCTTTCTTTTGAGTATATTTACTAACATCTGTCTTGAAGAGTTTATTGAATGTGTTTTGTTTTGTGTTACTCATTTTACTCTCCTATGTTTATATGAAAGACTGCCTAGGTCATTCGGCAATACTCTGCTAGGACATTCGGGTCTTACATCTCTCATATTATGTTGGTGGATTACAATGGTCTTTAAATTGACAATAGTTGCACCGCCATTTCTGAACAGGCGATATGCCAACTTTAAATCCTGGTAATCCCATTTTATGTTCATCGTTTAAATTCCTCCAAAAGAGGTATGCTCTAGACACATATGTCAACGGTACTTCTACAGCCCTCATTGCAGATGTATCTTTATTATAGTAATACAAATACATACCATCTAATTGTCCGAATTTCTCTTTTACTGCATATCCATATGTTCCTAATTGCAACTCATAATGTATTGATGGATTGAATTGTTTTTTCCTACCAAATTTCAATGACCATGAATACCCACCACAAGTCTTAATATCATACAGATAAACTTTTCTATCTTTTGTTTTATCATCAACAATAATGTCGTAATGCCCCCTAACATTAAGCTCAGGTATAGATAGTTCCCCCTCAGTATGAAACTCAACACTTTTTTCTTTATTATTAATTTCTTTATTACTTTCTAGTATGTTACTATTATGTACTTTATTATAGCGTGTGTGCGTAAGAGAATTTTGAATATCATCATGCACAATATTACCTAGTTTTAGTAATCTTTTAGTTCTGCTATCTATTGGATTTGTTGGCTCAGATTGTTCAACTGATTCGAAGTATAATTTCCTTGAACAAGAGCCTGCACCACTTGCGTGATACCAACTTTCTTTCCCCTCATATCTTTTAATTCTGTTTTCTTCTTGCTTTTCATTAATGTATTCTTCATAAATACCCTCAATGTCAATAGGACTACTTTTTAACTGCATTAATCTTATCCCTCGCAAACAGTCTTATTAACTCATTCATACATTCGTTTGCTGAATCAAAACCATTCATTATTGATTTTGCTCTAAATTTACGCCAGATAAGTTTATCAATATTTTTTATCTGTGTAACTGTTGTCTCGTTACTCATTGTTATAATCTCCTATATATGTTATAAAATATAATATACTTAATATAATATATCAAGTGTTATTTTTATGTCAATTTATCCAACTTTTGTCTTTGAAGCTCTTTTTGGTAGTTTTTTATGAGGTTTTCTTTCACCTCTAGCTTTGCCTTAAGTTCATCCATTTGCTCCATTAATAAGGCAATTTCACGCAAATAAATGCTATCCTTATCATTTGAGCTAAGTTCTTTCAGTAATCTACTAACTAAATCCATTTTTCCCCTTTCTGTTTAATTCAAAGGAGCTTCACAGCTACTTCTTGCGTTCACCACTACATGTCCACGACTTACAGTTTCAATGATATTAGCTCCTTTGAAAGTGTCTCATTACTGCACTTCTTCTTTTATTGTTTCTTCAACAGATTGCTTAACATCTTTCACTATCACGTTTGTGTCTCGTTGCATCAATACATCAACCTTATCAATGAGACTAGCCACCTGTCGTTGAAATGAATGTACTTCAGTCCTATACTCGTTTAACTTAATAATGTAACCACCACTATTAACTGAGTTCCAAGTACACCAAACTGTAAACATAACAGCAAGACAATATAATACTGTTATATTTTTATTTGTTTTATCCATTTTACCTCCCTTGTATTATTGTAGAATATATTAAAACTACCATTAGTGTAAACATAAGCCAATCAAATATATTCACTACTCATCTCCTTTATCTTCAAGCATGTCATCAACTGCTTCACTTGCTCTTTCTGCTGCTTTTCTAGCATAACTACAATTACTATTTACTTCTTCTGCTTGACCATACATATCATTTGAATAATTTTCTGCAGAATTAATATCACTTACAGCATCTTCTATTTGCTCTGATAGGTCTCTCAAGTCTTCTCTTTTAATAAGTGCATGAGTTTTTGTATCAAACTTACTATATCCATCAGATTTTTCTTGCTCTAACTTCTGAATATCTTCCGTTAACTTCTCGTTGTCTTTCTCCATCTGTTCTATTTCGCTTAAAAAATCAGCGAATTTGTCATGTAACTTTGACATGTTATTCTCCTTTTGTTTTGTTAAAATGTATGCGAGTGTCAAAAAAGACGAGTACAGGAAATAACAATAACCAAAAAACCTGTACTGAAAGGACTAGGAATGAAAACAAACCTAGATACACGTTACGCCCCGTCTGTGGTCACCCTACAGCTCTCCACTCGCATTAATTATTTATAATATTCTTCCTTTGTCATACCATTGTATTCCCATACAGGAATATTGTAGGTAATAACTAATTCTATATCTTTAATCTCAGGTAGATTATCACTATCATACCCTAAATCCCTACCCATAGATTCAAGGAAATTTGCCTCGTAATCACTTATTTTACTCATCTTTATACCTCGTTATTATTATTCTCTTTTTACCATTAATCTCATCATAATTAACATTAAGCTCATCACTTATTGTAAATCCATTGATGGTTAATACACTTTGTAATATGTCGTAAGTATCTTCTGTTAAGCCTCCTTTAAATTTTACTTTCATTTTTCTCCTTAATTTTATCAATCCAATCACATAATTCTTTTGATGTGCAAGATTTCTTTTCTGTGTTTTCAGTAAAATAACTTGCGATAATCATATCTTTATAATACTTACTTTTGAATTTATATTTCATTTTCTTTCTCCTTATTATAGATTATAATAGATATTGGCTCAACATCAAATTCATCAGCATTTTCTTCCATTTCTCCATCTGCTATTCTATCTTTATTATGTTCTTCAAGCCATTTTTCAAAGTTGTCTGTAACGCACTCCAACTCTCTAGGCTCATAATTTCTACATTCAAAATTATAATATACTGCTACTAAATTATCCATTTTTCTCCTTCCAATCGTTTATAGGCATAGGTGTACAGGCATCACTACATGCAATACACCAAAACAAATCGCCTGCTTCATTTGCATATTTATAATACACCCCATCAGCACAGGTAACATATTCGTTTGCACTTACCCATATTTTTTCTTCAATATCATCACCACCACAGGTATTACAAACAATTAAGCTGTCGCCTTTTACTTTCTTTAAATCCCGCTTAAGTTTCTTTGTCATCATTCGTTCTCCTTCCATATTTCTTGTTGTATATACAGCTGTAAAGATTGATGTAAATCTTCTCTTTCCTTAGCATCTGATGTAAACCAATCACAAAAGTGCTGTATTATATCCCATCTGTCTTCACTATTCATTTAATCTCCTTTAGTTTATTTCAAATCCACCACTTTGTATGCAAAACTCTGCAAACTCCTTAACATTATCTATATCAAATGGATAGTGTTTATTAAAGTTTGTTGATTTACCTGTTTTTTTACAGTTTATGCAATCTTTCTTCTTGTTGTTTCCATGATTATTATTATTACACCTCATGCAATCATCGTCAGGTAAGTCCATTAAATACTGTTCATAGTCCACTTGGTATTGAAAAGTTGCCCCAATCTTTATCTGTTTTAATAATTTCTCACCTAACAGTTTTGCTCCTTTATCATCAAGCCCTGCCCCACTATTACCATGCCCATGTTCAAAGGTTTCTTCATCAATTAAATTAGGTGCAACAGCATAACAGTAGTTCCATAATGGTCGCCACCACCAACAGTTGTTCCTAAAATAACAACCTGGATTTTGTTGTTCATAATCATCTTTCTCAAGCCAATATGTTTCTCTTAGCTTTGTGTCTTTATCTAACAGTTTCCATTTTTCACGAAACTCCATTGAGTCGTATTTATATAATGTAGGAAACTTATCAATCTCTTTGTTCTGTTTTGGTTTTATACCATATACATCCATTCCCATCTTATTTCTCCTTATTTTTGTGTGAATTGTACTCTGTTTTCTTGTTTCACTCCATAGTTGTATACCATTTCAATATTAGCTGTATATCCCTCTGGGTTTGCTTGTTTTGTTAGCATGTTTGAACATTTGTTGAGTTGATATATCATTCTATCGTGGTCATATTTACCTGAATCAAACACTTTGCCAAATCCCCATATGAATCTTGCAAATCTAACATGTTTGATATTGAATGATGTTTCAATGTCTTTTATATATCTAAGTATATTATGACCTCTAACAACAGTTAATGCTCTCCATTTTAATTCTTTAAATGATGCGTTTGCATAACCTCCACCATACATCATTATAAGAGCAGTTAGTGGTAGTTTTTCTTCACTGTATATTTTGTTTAAGAATACATAGTCATTAATATTATCTGTTACTCCAAATTTAAGATAGTCTTTTAATTTCCATTTTCTTGATTTACCATTCAATGAAATCATTGCTCTGTTGCTTACGTTTTCAAACTCATTGTAAATAATTGGTAGATTTAACCTCTTACATGCAATAATTGTATGCTGTCCATCAAATGTTTCATACTTACCTTTATGGTTTGATGATTTTCTTACAGATACAGCTGATATTATTCCATGTTCTTTCATGCTCTCCATTATAGCTTTTATGCTATTATTGTCTATATCTCTCTGATGAGCTGGTGATATAAACAAGGAGTATTTCTTTGTTTCTCCTGTTTTTATGTATTTACTTATTATCATCTTCTGTCTCCTTTTCGTTTATGTGTTCATACAATCCCTCACAGATTGCTTCATATATATTCATTTGTATTTGTTTATATGGTTCACTGTCGCTACCACATTCAGGTATTTCTATCATAAGCCAAGTATTCCACGCTGCATATTGTGCAATATCCCAATAATATATTGGAACAGCGTTATCTGCTACTTCGTGCACTATGTCATCTTTGTCATAATTATCACCATCTTCTCCCCAATCAAAATCATTATCAAATGAATCACAGGCATCTCTGATTAACGATTTGATACTGTAATCTTTTTCTTTACTCATCTGGCTCCATCCTTTCTCCAGCATACGCTGGGTCATAGTATTCATCTTTTCTGTAAGTATACTTACTTGGGTCATCATAACATTTATCACAGTATAAACCTGTGTATATACCATAAGCATCAGCTCTTGCCCACATATGATATTCTACTGATGTTCTTGGCATATATTTTCCATATCCATTACATTTCCAACAGCCTTCATCATTAATATCTTCCTCGTAATCAATATTAGCATATCCTATACCTTCACAATCATCACACTCAATTTCTTTATTTGGAAACTCTTTATCAGGCTTACTGCAACCTCTACAGTGATATAAATAGTTGTTATCCATACACCACCTCCCCAAAGCAAGCAGTCTGTACTACTATATCTGCATCATCAGCATCATATTGTTCATTTAATATTCTGCTAAGTGCTTTTGTGTATTTATATTCAGGGTTATCCATTTTCTGTAATGCATCAATGATTGATTTCTTTGTCATTACAACCTCGCCACCACTTATTGTATGTATAATGAGCTTTGCTTCTTTCAGCTTTGAGCCTGTTAAATACTCATGCTTCCAGCCTCCTACCTTTTTCATATCTTTATTATTATGACAACTAACATTATCTGCCCAATATGTTATGCCTCCCTCAAATGCAGTGCATAATATATCTTCAATCAGCTCGTCAGATATTTCTAGCCTTCTGTTTATTATATTCATTTCACTCATTATACCTCCTTTTTATTTGAATCATGTAAATACTCTAAGTTTTCTGTATTGTGATTTTCTTTAATTGCTTTAACTCTACAAAATAAATGTGGAAAACCTAATACAGCCTTACCAACAGCTTGATATTTATCTACATAATCCCATATTTCTATTCCATGTGTCATTCCAGCTTTGTTTTCAAGATATACTTTGCATTTTTTCATTACACAAACCTCCCTTCAAGGTGTTCAATTGGATAATCAGGATATAGCACAAATAATTGAGATACCAAATCATTGTATTCATATACAGTTAAATCAGTTAAGTCTTCCACTTGTACCCAATTATCTTTACAACCATCTGATAGTTTTTGCCTACTTTCTAAATACACATTACCTTTCCATTCACTTACAATAAACTCAACTTCTGATACTTTAATGATTGGTTTCCCAATAATAGTCATCAGTTTTTCTATTAGTTCATCTTGTGTTATTTCTCTTTCAATATGACAGTCAACCAAATCACGTATCCTTTCCATCTCTGTCTTTTTACTTGCTGTTTTTTTCATTGCCTTTCCTTTCCTTTCCTTTTCTTTAAAGTTTTGTGTAGGTAGCTATAATGAGGCTATACTTTCAAGCTCTGATAATAACATTTATCACCTACACAATATTATCTTACTAAATTTATCAGTTGCTTTGCTTGAACATAATGCTTCTTACAAAACCAGCCGTTAATATTGTGTCTATTCTTTGTTTTCCAAATCAGGAACTCGCCACCTTTTGATTCAAATTCTTTTCCACAGGCTTTGCATTTCCTTTTCTTTGGTGTTAACACAATATTAATAACGCCATCATAATCAACAACTTGCTTCACATGATATTTCTGTTTTACTTCGCTGTCCATATTTACTCGCATATTTTCCTTTCCTTTTTCACTATCACATTTTTCTACATAATTAAACTTGTATTAAATAATTGTCATATAACAAAAAACCCCAAACAAAATTAATTGCTTGAGGTTTATTGTTTTTACTTGTTACTAAATAAAACTACTTTTTTATCGTGCTTTTAAAAAAGATAGTTTGTCCGTTCTTTACTACATAAGGTGTTTCTTGTGTTTGAAAGCCACAACAATAGATAGTAAAGTTACCTATTTTAAATCCACCTTGTGTAGTTGTACCGTCTTTAGCTTTAAACGTGCTTTCTTTACTCGGTAAAACTAGTTGATAACCTTTAACGTTTGAGCTATATACCTCGCCACTCTTTTTAGTGTGCATTACTATTGTATCGCCAATCTCGTAGTAATACTCGCTAAATTCCGTGCAAAGTGTTTCATGCATAACCTCGTTCAACCTTTCACTTATTACTTTTTTCAATGAATGGTTTTTAGTCTTTGTTGCACTTGTTTTTGTTGGAACATCTAAGCCCATTAAATTAGCTAAATCTTCTTTAGTCATTGTTGCACTTGGATTTACTGATTTTTCTTTAGACATAGGATTATCCTTCCATTATCTTTTATTTAGTTAAATTGTCAAAAAGCCACGCCGTAGCGTATTCAAATATAATAATAAAAAGATATATAACAATAGAAAATAATATAAATAATAAGGAACATTATAAAATATTATTAGTATATTAGTTATCAAATAAATAATGAAAGGACGTAAAGTTATGAGAATAGTAAATAAAAATATCGTCATAAATAAGAGTATTTATGAACAAGTTAATATATTTATATTAAATGAATATATCAATAGAATAAATAAGAATACGCATGATTACAAGGTATTAACAACCGAAAAACAATATAAAATAATCGTAACACCTAAATTGGAAAGGGCATAAACATGAAAAGAATAATAAATAATATATTAGAATGGATTGGGTATCATTTTGTAGGATATAAAGTGGACATAAAACACCTTGAAAAAAGAATAGAAGCACTTGAAACGCCCGAAGTATTACAAACGCCGTTTAATGATAACGAATGTAATATATGCGATGAAGTCGGGCGTAATTGTGCCGAACTACAAACGAAACTAGATGAAGTAGTAAAAGAAAAAAAACAATATGTTAAAAAGTATCTTCATTTAATGGTAAAATATAAAGCAATAAGAATGAATGAAAAAAGTATATATGACTTAAATGAACATATAGAAAAGCTAGTTGATGAATTAATAGAATGTTGTAATTATGGAAGTTTTAATACAAAAGATGAAATAAAAGAAATAATAACTAATCATATTAACTTAAGTGATGAAAGGGGTGAAAATGCTTAGTAGAAAACATTATGTAAGTATTGCAAAGATAATCAATGAGAACACAACACAAGACACTTACGGCGATGAACATATACACAAGGATGATTTAATAAATGATTTGTGCATTATGTTTGCACGTGATAATAGTTTATTTAGTCGTAGTAGATTTGTTAGTGCTTGTAATGATGAGTAGATAGTCCGCGATTATAGTTGTTATAATAGAACGCCATACGTTGTTAGTGTGGCGTTTTGTTTGTCCTTTACTTTTATACAAATAGAATTAGATATGCTTTATATAAAACGTTATATAACTAACTTTCAACCTAATTTCTAACCCCTAGAGGACTTTCAACGGGGGGGTGGTTGATATAACAATACCCACACTCATTCTAAGGCTATTTTTGGGGTTTTGTAACAAAATCCTTTTTCTTTATATATAATTTCTTTTTACTTAAAGTACTATACTATATTGTATATACTATATAGTATTTATAATATAATCAAATAAACGACAAAGTCAAGTATTTTTATTTTTGGGAAAAATTATCTATATTTATTCATGGAAATCAAGGAAATCAAAGGAATAAAGCACTATTTGTATGAAACCTTGGAGGAATTCAATGTTTTTTGTCCTGGGATTGAGGTTGTTGGTAATTGGAGGAATGGACTACAGGGGGAATGGGTCTATACTGACGACTTATTTATATGTCAAGTGCTTAAGCGTAGTCATTTAGTTCATCCTGGCTATAAAAAGCCTAGAACACTAATTAGGACTATTTGTGGTTCTTTCATTGTTGAGCAGAAAACACACGAAATGTTGGGCGATAATGGTATTGCTGAGAATATATACGCATTTTCGGGTAATTATGATGCAATCTACGAAAGAGCAAAAGAAAGGAAGCTTAATAATCGTGAGTTCCTATTTGCTAGATATGTAGCTGCGGGGGAGAATACGCTAAAAGCTTATAAAAAAGCTTACCCAAAGGCAAAAGATGAGGATTATATTAAAAAGAAGACAAATTCTTTATTAAAAAAAGAGGAAATAAGGTCAATGGTAAAAGAAGAAATAAAAAAGATATTACAAGAAGAGGGAGTTACGCCTGATTGGATTATTGGAATGTATAAAGATATTGCAAGTTTGTCTGATAGAGACTCTGATAGACTACGTTCTCTTGAATCTTTAGCTAAAATCTCTGGATTGTTTGATACAGAGAAAAAACAAGAACAATTAACTGTTTGGACAGGATTTACTGAAGAACAAATGGAGGCCTTACAAAGTGGGCAAAAAGCAAAACTTGTCGCACATGGTGAAAAAGAAGAGGATTGATGAAGATTTATGTCCTGTATGTGATGGAGACTTATATTATAACGAAAAGTATACACAAAGAATTGGAATTATTGATATAACGGGTAATCATGATGTTATTGGATGGATATGTCCACACTGTAAGTCAGAATTTGATAATTCAAATAAAATTATGTATATTTACGGGGAAAATTTCAATGCAGGAGACACATAATGGCTAATGCCCATGAAAATATAGATAGATTATCGATTTTAAATGATTTAGATGAATTTTTAAAACACCATCATAGGCGTTTAGAAAAAGGGTACTATAAAGATTATGGACTAAATGACCATGAGCGTTTAATAGATAAACAGTATAGCGATTATGCTTCTAAAAGAGATATATCAAAAGACTTAAGGTCTATACCCGAATTACAGGAAATAATAAGTTGGTTTAATGAAAGGGGACAATGGAACAAGTCTCCAACTGGTGAAAGAAATCTTCAATCGCATATAGGTATAACCCCGTATGATACATCGATGAGATTTGGAAGAGATATGAATCCACCTCTTTCCGATTTTTTTTTAGAAGCAGCTGCAATTCCTAATATGTTAGAAGGATTAATGGGAGTTTTATCTGGAGTATATGACCCAATGAGTGAGGCAAATATTGCTAGTCAGGGTTGGTATGAAGGTGGAGAAAGAGTACATGATGTAGAAGGGGAGAAACAACTTGATGCATTATCAAAAACTGTAGATGCTATGCATGGGGATGATATGAATATTCTTGATATAGTAGGAGCATTAAAATAATGAAATTAGAAAGGTAAGAAAATGTTTGGAGATTTATTAAAAAAGTTAGCAATGAATAAGATTGGCGATATTTCAGAGGATAAACTTGGTTTTGATGCCTCTTCTCTTTTTGGAGGTTTATTTGGAGGCGGATTCGGCAAAGGGGATGGTTCAATATTTCAAGACTTTCTTGGTGATAACCCTGATTTAAAACCTCTTGGAGATTTGCAAAGTTTATTTGGTGATAAAATGCAAGATGAAGAAAATCAATTCGATATTAAAGGCATATTAGAAAAATATTTATGATATTAGAAATTATATACACAGTCGCAGATGAATCTCAATATCCCCAAAAACCACGTTTCTATGGTAATCTTCTTGTATCTCATGATTTATCTGTGGCTGTGGATTGTACCAACCTTATAAAGTTTCAATAACGTGGAACTTTTTAACTACCTAACACAACCATTCGACCCAACTTATGAAACCAATAATGACACAAATACATTATTAGATTCTTTATTATTTACCGCAGCAAACAAATGGGAGATGACTGAAGACCAAATTATGGAAAATATGAATAAGATTGCTTTTCATGAAAGTAAAGGAGTATCTGATGCTATACAACAATCTGATAAAACCGAATCAGGTATAGGCCCAGGTAGAGGATTATTTCAATTTGAGGAAGGTGAAAACCAAGGTGCAAATACTGCTATTAATCGTTTAATATCTGAAATTGGGTATACGCCTACATTTTTAAAAGGTATTGCAGAAGGAGGGTATGATATTAGTAGTTTATCCCCAGAGCAACAACAAATGATATTTTTAGGTAATTTATTACAAATGCCTCAAAAAGAAGGAGAAGGTTATCTTCCTTCTTCATTTGAAGGTATAGACACTGATGAAGAATTAGCTGAGTATTGGGCTCAACATCATCAAGCAGGTACAAAACCTGGTACTGATGAATATGAAGATATGCTTACCAAATTTTTAAGTGATATGTCTTACTATAAGCCTCAATATCAAGAAGGAGGACAAGTTCCAATAATACCTAAAGAGACTAGTTGGGATAATATTCCTATTAAAGATGCATTTCATATGTATAAAGATAAATACTCTAGCTTTGATGACCTTGATGAAATGTATGATTAGGTAATAATAAAACTAAATGGCTAATTTAAACTTAAATGGCGATGTTTCAAAGAATGAAAAGATTCTTGAGATGGCTTATAAAGACCTTATTGTATTTGGCAAACTATTCTCTCCTCAAGACTTCCTAGCCTCCGCAACCCCCGAATTTCATAATATAGTAGGTGAAAAGCTTTTAGATAGAACAAAACAACAATTGGCTCTTGTATTGCCTCGTGACCACGCAAAATCAACCTTAGCTGCAGCTGCAGTGCTGCATCGGTTTTTATTTGCGAAGAAAGAAAGCCCAGAATTCATCGCTTGGGTCGGCGAGGCACAAGACCAAGCTACTGATAACCTTAATTGGATTTCTAATCATATATACGAGAATCCTGCAATACATTACTATTTCGGTGATTTGCAGGGTGATAAGTGGACAAAGACCGAAATTGTATTGAAAAATAATTGTAGGATGATTGCTAAGGGAACTTCTCAAAGATTAAGGGGTAAAAAGCAATTATCTACAAGATACACTGGAATTATACTAGATGACTTCGAATCTGAGTTAAATACTAAAACTCCTGAAGCTAGACTCCAAATTAAGAATTGGGTAACTGCTGCGGTATATCCAGCGATTGATTTTGATAAAGGTGGGACTTTATGGTGTAATGGTACTATAGTTCATTATGATTCATTTTTAAATGGTATAGTTAAAAATTATGGTGCAGCTATGAAAAATGGAGAAGATTATTCATGGGATGTTGCTACTTATAAAGCCATACTTGATAATGGAAAACCATTATGGCCTTCACGTTGGCCTCTTCCAAAATTAGAAGAAAGAAAACAATTTTATGTAGATTCAGGGACTCCTGCTAAATTTTATCAAGAATATATGAATCAGGCAAAATCTCCTGAAGACCAAATATTTAGTGAAGATGATATAGTAGACAATTTTTATAAAGGAAAATTAAAATTTAATGAAGAATGTAATTCATGGTATATAACATTAGATGATGGGAGGACTGAATATGTCAATATTTACATGGGGGTTGACCCTGCTTCAACTCTTTCTGTTAGGAACGATTATAGCGTTATCATGGTTATTGGTGTTACCGCTGAGTATGATTATTATATTATTGAGTATTGGAGACAAAGAGTATTACCAATGGACTGTGCAGAAGAGATATTTAAGATTGCAGAACGATATAGACCAATTAAAAGAATAAATATTGAAACAATATCATATCAGGAGATGTTGAGGGATTATATACATAAGAAAAGTAAAAAGGAAGGAAAGTTTCTTCCTGGTATAGAACAAGGAATAAAGAATTACGGAAATCAAAAAAAGAAGGATAGATTATTTGAAGGACTCCAACCAATGTTTAAAGCGGGTGCTGTGCATCTAAAAAAGGATATGCATGAGTTTATTGGTGAATTATTAGATTTTCCCAAAGGTTCTCATGATGATACTATAGATGCGTTTTGGTTATCAACTCAATATGCAAAAGGAAATAAAAAAGCTGGTACTGCTAAGAAATTTAAGAATAGTAGAAATGAGTGGGAAAAACCAAAAAAGAAGTACAATTGGGTTACAGGAGCAAGGTATTGATTAATACCTAAAAATTATTTATATTTATAGTTATGATTGAACAAGATAAAAGAGCAACAGAGATAAAAGAACTTTGGAAAAGATGGGATGATGCTCGTAAAGAGTGGGCTGACCATGCAAGAGAAGATATTGATTTTTATTTAGGTAATCATTTTAGTGAAGCAGAACAAAGTGAATTGGAATCAAGAAATCAATCAAATATACCTTTAGATAGGATTTATTCTGCTATTGAACAGTTTAAGGCTATTATAACATCTAAACCTCCAAAATTTTCGGCTATGCCGAGAGAAGACTCAGATAGCGATTTAGCTAATGTATGGAAAACAATACTTGAATATATATGGAATATATCTGATGGTAATGAAATTTTCAAACAGGTTGTGCATGATTATGCAGTTACAGGATTAGGATATTTTTATGCATATACTGATATTGAAGCTGACTATGGTAGAGGTGAAATTAAATTTACCTATGTAGACCCGTTTAGAGTTATTGTAGACCCTAATGCTAGAAGTAGATATTTTGATGATGCAGCAGGAATGATGCTGTCAACTATATTTACTAAATTTCAATTGTTAGATTTATATCCTCAATTAAGCGAAGAACAAGAAGATGGAAAACAAATGATTGATTTAATTGAAGGATATTATGAAGATGATACATACCCTTCTCCTCTTAATAATAGAATTAAAGGAAGTTTTACTCCTGATTATATAAAAGATGCTGATAAAGGAGAAGGTTCTGAAAAATATCAATTAATAGAGTATTTCCATAAAGTGAAAGTTCCATATTATAGAATACTTAATATGGAAACTCAAGAAGAAAGAATATTAGATTCTAAAAATATGGAACAATTCTTATCTGACGATAAGGTTAAAGGTGCTGTTGAAGCTGGCGTAATTGATATAGTAGAGGTTACACAAACAAGGATTCAATTAACTTGTATTCTTGGTCAAACAATATTATATGAAAGAATTTTAAATACAGATAAATATCCTATTATACCTGTTCCTAATATATGGACAAATACTCCATATCCAATGAGTGATGTTAGGAAAAATAAAGATTTTCAAAGATTTTTAAATAAAACAATGTCTTTAATTACATCTCATGCACAAGCATCTTCAGGATTAAAATTACTTATTCCTCAAGGAAGTGTTGATGATATAGAGGAATTGGAAAGAGATTGGGCAAATCCAAATGCAACAATTGAATATGACCCATCTTTTGGAGAACCTCATTTTCCATCTCCTCAGCCATTATCTAATTCAGTAATGCAATTACCACAATTGATTGAAAAGTATATTGATTTAAATATGGGTATATTCGAAATGATGCAAGGTAATACTGAAGTAGCCCCTAAAACATCATCGGCAACAATGATGCTTGAGGATTTTGGTCAAAGAAGAAGTAAATCAAAATTAAGAGATATTGAAGGTTCTTTAAGAAGATTAGGGCAAGTTGTTTATAATCTATGTAAAGAGCATTATACATATAAAAAAGTTTTTAGAGTTGTACAGCCAAATAATGATATGAGTGAATATATGGTTAATCATTATAATGACAAATCTCAGGCTATTGGCGAGATGATGAATGATTTAACTATAGGTCAATATGATATAAACATAATAGGTAATTCAACGATGCCTTCAAATAGATGGGGTGAATGGTCTATATATATGGAAGCATATCAAGCAGGGCTTATTGATAGAACTGAGGCATTAATGAAAACTGATATATTTGATAAAGAAGGAGTATTGCAAAGAATGGATATTGTTAATAAATTACAACAACAATTACAGCAAGCTCAAGAAGGAATTAAAAATTTACAAGGTGATTTACAAACAGCTAATAGAGAGTCAGTCTCAGCTAGGAAACGTACAGAAGTTGAGAAATTCAAAGCTGAACTTAAATCACAGGAATCACAAACTAAGTCTGCTACTAATTTAGCAGTTAGTAAACTTGAAAATGCAGTCGACCTCGAAACAGAAAAATTACGTTTACGTAATAAAGCTAACGAGAAATTGCAAAGAAAAGGAGAGTAATGGATAACGCATTAGGAAATGAAAATCTTGAAAATCAAGGTGAAATCAAAGATAATGTAGGGCAAGATGAAGCAACACAGAATGGAGAGTCTGGAGATGGTTGGGAATCTCAAGCTAAGTATTTTCAATCAGAAAAAGATAAACTACATGCTGAAAATCAAACTTTAAAGAAATATGAACAGATTGGACAAATGTTGGAGTCTAGACCTGATATTGTACAAACAATATCTGGAATGGTTCAAGGCCAACCAGCACAAACTGAACAACGTATATCTTTAGATAAAGATGAGTTTGACCCTTGGGAAGCCTATAATGACCCATCGTCTAAGTCGTATCAATTTCGACACCAAGAGTTACAAGACTCTATTAATAACGCAGTTCAAAGTCAAGTAGGACCAGTAGTAGGACAGGTTCAAAAGCAAGTTGGTATGAATCAACTTACAGGAGAACTTGAAAAAAGAGGATTAAATGAAGAACAAATACAATCATTTTATGAATTTGCTCAAAAGAATCCTGCCGAATATGGTATTGATGGTGCAATTAATATGTGGAGTTCTGTGACTCAATCTCAATCTGGTGAAGAAGGACAAAAAACCAATCCATTAGATAACATTCGTCAAAATCAGAATGTTCCTCAACAAGCTGGAATCCTTAATGGACAACAGCCTGTTAAACAATCTGATGACGATGCTAGGTGGAAAGGTGTATTGTCAGCTTCTAGGGTTGGGAATAAAATACCATAAACTAGAATATAACAAAAAGGAGATGTCATAATGGCAAATCAAACTGGAACATTATATTCGTATAACGTTGACCAAACTGGAAACAGTGTACCAGCAGCAGTTGGTGCATCGGCTGACTTAAGACGAATACATAACTTTGGCGAGAGAGTCGCTGAGTTATCTCCAGAAGAATCTCCCTTTTTTGTATATCTTAATAAGGTAGCAAAAGTACCAACGGATGACTCAGTCTTCCGTTTCTTAGAAAATCGTTCAAAAATCGATTGGACAAGCAGAAACTTTTTTGTTGATGGAACAGCTTTAACTGACGTTGTAGCTGATTCAACATATTCAATAACAGTTGATGATAATGCATCATCTCCTTCAAAAGTTGATTGGCTTGTTAAAGGCATGGTTTTTGCGGTTGAAACAGATAGAACAGCACAATCACAAGTAATATTCAGAGTTGAGGGAATTACTCAAAACTCTGCTGATACTACATTAAGTGTGAGATGTATTTCTTTATCTAATTCAGCTAACGATTCAGATAACTATAATGACATTGAAGATGGTAATGAATGTCAAGTTATAGGTACTTCATTTGCTGAGGGTTCAGGTTCTCCTGATGTTTGGTCAAGTCAATTAGACGATGACTTCGGATATTGTCAAATATTTAAAACAGCAGCAGAAATGACAAATACAGCAATTGCTACAAATTACAGAGGATATGCAAATGAGTGGGACAGAATCTGGAATTTAAAACTAAGAGAACATAAAGTAGATATTGAAAGAGCTATGCTTTTCTCAATGAGAGCAAGAAGCGATAGCTTACAATATTCAGAAGGTATAGTAGGACATATACTTGCAAATGCAACTGCAGTAGCAAGTGGTAGTGCTTCTTATACTTCTGGGGCTTCTTATATGTTTTCACAAGCAGCAGCAAGTGTAACATATGATTCTTTATTAAGTGATTTTGAAGTATTATATGACCCTGCAAGGGGTGGCAATAAAAGTAAACTAGGATTAGCAAGTAGACCTGTTATTAGCTATTTTAATAAATTAGCTGGTTTCGCTGATACATCAACAGCTTTAGGGTCTGGTGATAATTATAGATATAACTTTAATGCCTCACAACGTGATGGTGCTTTTGGTCATTCAATTATGCAAGTAAACACAGTACATGGTGACTTATCCATGATTTCTGAACCTATGTTCAGAGGTATTGCAAGTGGTTATTTAGCGTTAGTTGATTTAGACCACGTTGCTTACAGACCTTTGGTCGGAAATGGTCTTAATCGTGATACTCATATTATCACAAACGTACAACAAGCAGACGAGGATTTAAGAAAAGACATGATTCTTACAGAAGCAGGTCTTGAAATTACAATCCCTGAAACACATGCTTTGTATTCGTTTACTGACCTGTAAGGAGGGTGACAAATGAGAAGTGACAGATTAAATGTAAATAGTAGTAATTACAATAAGGAATATCCATCAAATACAGTCTTTAAATGGAATTACATTGATTGTGCCTATCCAATAGTTACAAGTCTTGGTAATTCAGGAGATGGTGTTATGGCTACGGAAGATAAGTTTGGTATGATTTTCCCTGGCCCTAATGGTGAATGGTATCCTGCAACAGGAATATCAATCGGAGCATTTACAGCAGCAGGCAAAACCCCTCAAGTTGACGGAAGTGTGCCAGCAACTGATACAGCGTCTACAGCAGCAGGTCTTGACTTGCAAATGGATTGTGAAACAGCTGGAGCTGATGTAGGTCTTGAAATGGTATTAGGTGGAGGCCCTCTTGGTGGTAACCATGCTTTCACAATTGGTACTCATACAGGATATATTGATGCAACATTCTTCACTGCTGATTGGACTGATTTTGACTTAGCTTGTATTGGATTCAGAAAAGTTCAGGACTTCGATGATGGTCATGTTCCAATCTTAAAAACTGCGGCATCAGGTAATGGTATTTATTCTGATTATGCAGCTTTTGGAGCAATGGGTGATACAAATCTTGAGACAGCTACTGAGTTAAATACTGGTGGTGCGTCTACTTCAACTGATTTAGGTGCTTCTGTGCCAGTTGATGCTCAAAATCTAAGGTTAAAAATGCATATTTCTTCAGGCGGAGTTGTTACATATAACTTCGTAGTGAATGCTGTAGCAGGTGCGGGCACATTAGCTCCACCAGCATCAGTAGCATCTTTTACCTTTGATGATGGAGATGTTGTAGTGCCTTACATTGGTACTCTAAGTGATACAGCAGCAGCTGATGAACTTTTTTTAAAAGACATTACTGTTAAAAAGTATCCAAGTACAAGTGCTTACGCTACACAAGTATAATCCAAATTCATAAGGATTAATAGTTTTGTAGAACTATGGGAGTTGTCGTATAAAGGGCGACTCCCGAATCTACTAAAGAATTCAAATTTTATAATTAAGGAGAAAATATGGCGTTTGTATCAAAGTCATTCATAGGAGACGCAACAGCTTTAACTAATGCTGATACTGATGGAAGAGGAGTCGATTCTTTAGCAAAACAAGTTGAAGATTATCTTAGCAATCAAACAAGTGAAGTTGGGACATTAGCAGGGAGTGCTGGAACAAGAGAAGTACAGGTTAGTTGTTGTTCATTAAGAGGTGATAGAGTTTTTATAATAGTTACTGCTGAAAACACCGCTTAGGAGGATTTATGGCAAATGTAATTAGAGCAAAATCATTTATAGCAGATGCAACAGCTTTAACTAATACCCAGACAGATGGAAGAGGTAATGATGGTATATCTAAGTTAGTTGAAGACTATCTTACTACTCAAGATTCTGGAGGTTCTTCTACTGATATAGATACAATTTTTTCAGTAACATCTTGCAAATTAAGTGGCGATAAAGTTTTTGTTTTAGTAGTTTTAGAAGACGACATTGCTGGTGGAGGTGGCTAGATTAATGTCTAATAGAGACTATAAAGACGAATATAAAAAGTTCCAAAAACACAAATCTGATTATCGTGCTAAATTAAACAAATACAATCGTGATAAAGGCACTTATGGAAATGGTGATGGGAAAGATGCATCCCATGGAGAAGGTGGAGAAATTGCAGGTTTTGTTGAATCAAGTACTAACAAGGGTAAAAATGAAAAGAGTAGATTGAAAGGTTCTGAGAGAAAAAATTATGCTAAAAATGGTGGTTTAATGAATGGTAAACCACATTCAGAAGGCGGTATTGATATTAATGTTGAAGGTGGTGAGTATATAATTAATAAGGGTTCAGTAAATGCGTCAACTGAGCCTTATTTGGAATATATTAATCAACATGGTAAATTACCATTAAGTATTGACGCTAGAAAAAGGAGAAAGTAATGCCAAAAGTAGGAGAAAAAGAATTTGCATATACTCCAAAAGGAGTTGCGGAAGCAAACAAAAAATCTGCAGAGACAGGTATTCCTGTTTCAAATGCTATTAATAGAGGAGAAAGTTATCAACTTGGAGGATTAGTTCCAGGAATGACAGGATTTGGACAAAGACCAGGAGTTAACCCTCAAGCACAAGGAATTGGTCAAAACCCAATGGTTGACCCTTTAGCAAGGTTTGATAAAGGTGGAAAAGTTGAAGAATATAAAAAAGGTGGACAAACTAAAAAGAAAAAAGCAGGAGTTCAGCAACCTAAATATAAACCTTATGAAAAACCAGCCTTAAGCGCAGAGCAGGAAAAGAAAAAAAGACATAAGGGAAAAACAAAAGAAGAAATAGCTTTAGCTAAAAAAATAGGAACTACGCCTACACCTTATATTCCTTCATCTGGAAGAGAATAGTGAAAATCATATATTGTCAATGTGGTGAAAAGACTGAGATTAAAAAAGGTCAAGCAAAAGAATGCTCCTGTGGTAAAGTATTTGGAGTAAGAAGTAATAATATATCTGATTACATAAATATGAGGAATACTTGGAGTGGACAAACAAAAGTTGAGTTCAATCAAACAACTATGGAAAAAGATATAAAACAAAGGAATAGTAGATAATGGCTACATTTCAAGCACAAGTCACAGGTTTAACTAATATTAGTATATCTAGTAGTGGTACAAATCCAATTGAATCAGAGTTAACCACGTTTTTAACTGATGGTGCAAAAGAAATTATTAATATTCTTCCTTATGATTTAAAAGAAAAATGTGCTTCAATTTCTATTGTTAATGCTACAAATGGAACAACTTTAGATATGGATGCTGGGGGGGACATATTACAAGTAACTCGCCTTTCTGCTAATTCTGGAGGTTATTATATTCCTTGTAGGCAATTACATCCTATGTATGGAGATTTAACAAACGATTCATCTAGTTTATATTATGCGAGTGCTACTGACCCCGCTTATTGGATAACAAGTAATTCTTCAGGAGCAAGTACTTTGTTTATAAAACCAACTACAACGGATGCTCAACCATCAAATGTATATAGAGTAGCATATCCATCAGTTGCTTATAGTGATTCCGTAGTTGCTAATTTTCCAAATGAAGCTGAATATTTAGTTACATTATATGCAGCAATAAAAACATTACAAAATGCAATGGGTGGAATGAACTCTGTCACGGCAATTGACACAACAGCATTTGATGCTATTAAAGCTTCTGTTGCAAATGCAGAAGATGAAATAGAGGATGCTAACAAAATGACAGCTAATATTGTTTTAGGAGTTACTGAAATTGCCGAATCTGCCGTAGATACCGATACAACTTCATCTGAGATTAAAACAGCAGCAGATGCAATTGCTACTGCATTATCTAAATTTAGAGCTGATGGAAGCGACCCAGGATTATTTGGAGAAGAAGGTACTTATGATACTGACAATAGTGAAATGACAAGAGTTAAGGATGCTTTAGATAAAGCTAGAAATTTAGTTGATGGAGCTTCTATGAGTGGCGACACAGAACCTGAGAGTGTACAATATTGGTTAGCTGATGAAGATACTGAGATGGCTCAAGCAACATTAGCAGCAGCTCAAACAGAAATACAAAGAGCTCAAACACATCTTGCAGAATGGGGTTCAACAGTTCAAGCATTAAAAGCAGAAGCAGATGGATTTGCAAAAGAAATTCAAGCAAGAGGAGCTTGGACAGCTGCAAAAGCTCAAGTTTGGAATGGTTATTTTGCATCTGCTCAAGCATATGCAGCTGCAGCTCAAACTTATTTAGCTTCAGCTCAAGGGTATCTAGGAGAAGCAAAGATTAGAATGGAAAGAGAAAATCAAAAGTATCAATGGTATCAAGCTCAACAAGTGAAATTACAACAAGATTATGATAAAGGTATTCAAATGTTAATATCTCAAGGAATGCCACAACCTGCTCAACAACAAGGTAGACAATAATGACAGTTAAGAATGTTATAGAACAAATAGAGAAATTATTTGGAAGACAATCAGAACAATATATGTTTCAATTGATTAATGATGCTTTAGATGATATTTCAACAAGTAAAGGTAATTATACTGTTTCATCAACAACAACTTTAGAGCAATATAAAAGATGGTATGAATTAGCAGATAAAGTTATTGATATAAAGAAAGTAGAAATATTAGATACTAATGATAGATATATAATGATACCAAAACTTACAGACCCTCATAAATTATTAAGGGAAGATACTGATTCAGGAGATGATACTTTAAAATAAGGAAATTATGGCAAATAGAACTTATCCAAATAATAATTTTGCATGGTATAACGATGATAATAGACTTGCTATTGTTGCAAGAGATAATACTTCAACACCTGGGGAAAGAACAAAAGAATGGTATGATACATTTCAGGATGATGATGTATCAAGTGGTTTAAGAATTACAACAAATTCAAGATTTGATTATGTTGATGCACAAACAGATAATTTAAAAACAACTATTGGATTAGATACAGGATTACATTTATGTGTTGTATGTTATCTTAAATCAAGAATGTTTGAAGATGCTGGAGACTTACAGCAATCTCAATATTATAGAACTATGTATGAAAAAATAATGAAACAATATCCGTCAAGGAAAAGTGGTGTAAGGTCTTTAGCAGTACCAAGATTATAGGAGAATTATGGGTTACGATACAACAGCATGGACAACAGCAGGTAATACACTAACAATTGGTGGAACAACTATGTATGCTAATTTTTTTATAAATTCAGCTGAGTCTTATGGTTTTGCTGCAGGAAATCATGAAATGTTAATTTTTGAACATTCTAATTATTCACAATCTGGCAATACTCCACATTTAGGAACTGGAACTGACCCAGCAACATCGTTAGATACGGGAGATTTTGGTGACCGTGCAGCTGATGATATAGTTCCAGTAATTTGGTATATTCCTGATAGTATTTATATTGATGCAGTGTATTCATTAGAGGGAGCTGATGCAAATAATAGTGGAGGAGCTGATACAACTCGTATGCATTTGATGGGCTTTGATTTTAATAGTGGTTCAACTTCTTGTCTTACAAACGGGATATTATTAGCACACAATTCAGATGTAACTAATGAAGGAAATGAGCAGATATATTTATCAACATGGACAGTGGACAGCCCTTCTGTTTTATCGGGAAAGGTTATAGTAGCAACTTTTGAATCTGATACTGTTAATTCAGATTATTCATTAAATGTGAAAGTAAAATATCATTTAACATAAGGGGAATAAATGAGTGACTTGAAAAAAAAGTTAGAAGAAGAAATAAAGGTCTATGAAAATCAAAGAGAACAAGCAAAGGAAATCTATATAAAGGCAATTGGTTCTATAGAAGCCTTAAAGAAAGTTCTTAAAGAAAAAAGTAGCAAATAGTTTTTTGAAATAAATTGAGGTTAAAATGGCGAGATTAGACAAAGGCATTGTTAGGAGAGCTATTGTTACTCCTGATAAACACTTTCCTTTGCACGATGATAAAGCGATAAGTGTGGTATGCCAAGCGATAGAAATGATTAAACCCGATACTTATATTGATTTAGGGGATACAGGAGAGTGGAAATTATTTAGTAAACACTATTGGAAGAATAAAGAAAAACCACCATTAGAAGTTTTAATTCCAATGCTTGATGAAGAGGTTGCTTTAGTTAATGAAGGTATGGATAAGATAGATGAATCATTAGATAAGGCTAAATGTAAAACAAGACATTTTATACAAGGTAATCACGAATTATGGTTAGATAATTTTGTAACAAGACATCCTTATCTTCCACAGTATAAAACAGAAAACGCATTAAGGATTAAAGAAAGAGGATATAAGTATCTTAAGTATTTATCTAATAAGCCTCTTAAAATAGGTAAACTTAACTTCATACATGGAAAATATACTCCAATACATCATGCTAAAAAGCATTTAGAAAAAGGTGGACAAAGTGTTATATATGGCCATACTCACGATTTTCAAAGATTCACAGATACAAAGTGGGGTGGAACAATAAGTGCATGGAGTATGGGTTGTTTAAAGGATATGTCCTCAGAAGCTAATGAATTTTTAAGAGGAAATCTACATAATTGGAATCATGGATTTGCAATAGTAGATTGGTTTAAAGGTGGAAACTTTAAAGTAGAAGTAGTAGAAATAATTGATGGAAAAACCTCTTTATGGGGTAAACTAATAGATGGCAATAAATAGGAGAAATAA